GGGAACTTTTGTATTACAGCTCCACCTTTTGTAAGGATGTTGCCTAATCCTAGCATAGACTTATCCTATGTAAGCTATTACAAGACCAGATGTAAGGTCAATAGAGTTCCATCTACCGTAAATCGTGACACCTTGTGGTATTGTTTCAGATGCCATTGTATTACCATTATAACTACCTACACCATAACCATTAGTAGTGTCTGTAGGTGTTAATGCGTTAAAAACAGTATCCTCTAACATTGTAATTGCTACAAATGTACCTGAGTGAACTGCTGTATCTGAAATAAATTTAGCACCCGCTTGACCTAGTGCTACATTGCTGGATTCGTTGACCGTATATTTATTTATGCTTGCCATCTTGTTTCTCCTGTCTTATGCCTTACCGAGCTTGGCAACTCTCATGGGCATATTGGTTATTTAAAATCTACTGGGACTACCGCTCTAGTCCCACCTGTTTTACTTCTTTTTCTTGTGCCGTATTTTTTTACAGCATTATTAAAACTTCTTTCATGTTGTGCCATTAAACCCATAGCAACCTGTGCTATATTTCCATCATTTGACGTTCCAGCTCTATCCATATATAAACATTTTTTCACATAATCTACAATAGCGGAATGAAATAAATTATCTACATCTGGTTTGTCTGTAACCGCTGTAACTTTTTTAGGATTCCCATAGTAATGAATTAGTAATCCATTTACTACATTGTGATCTATCGCAGTATAAGATTTTCTAGCTGTTCTAGTTTCACTTTCTGAATCGTAATTACTGATAAGACCCATGTGGTCACCACGAATAAAATAATTAACACTAGCTTCAGGGTATTTAAAATTACTAGTTAATTTACCTGTGCCTTGAGTTGTTACAAATGTCTGACCAGTAGAAAAAATAAATGTAGTATTGAAATTTGATATATCTTCTACAGCACCTTTATTAGCATTTGTAACTGTAACAATATTAGAATCAACTGAAGCTGTAAAATTAGCTAATCCATCTAATGCATTTTTTATGGCTGTCGCTACTGTAGATCCATTATCATCTGTTGATATATTTATTTCTACACCTGTTTTACCAGACACTGAAGGATCTGAACCACCACTAGAAACATCAAACCAAACATAATATTCTACTAATTTATAACCGACATCTGTAGTAGTGTCTGCCTCTACGCTATTAATAAAAAAATATTTACTTTGTAGACTCCCACCCTCATCAGCTTTGCATGATATTTGCGTTATTTCTTTTGCTAAAGCCATTATTCTGGTACGTTTATTGCACTTTCAGATGCAATGTCAAATTGTAAAGGTTCACCATCTAATACTCTAGGTATTCTTATATAGTCACCATCGTTATCTAAAATGTCCACTCTATAAATTTTATTTACACCCATATCTTCCCCAGCAGAATCAGTAGACCCATCTCCGATAGCGTAAAACATTTTACCTGATTCTATATCTATCTTAGCAGATACTGCCTTTTGAGAATATTGACCAATCTCATTTACTGCGTCATTAATTAAAGACATAATATATGTTTCAGGTGCATCTGGAAATACTTGCCTTATCCTACTGATGATTTGCTTTACTGTAAGTTCATGTATTGGATGTGACATACTACCTCACTAACTGGGATAACCCAGCTTTATAATCTTCTTTTAACTGATTTATAATCGGAATATACAACTCTATATCCTCTTCTCCACTATATAATGCTTCTAAACTTTTTATTGTAGCATATAAAACTACCAAATACTCTGCTTCAATAGGGAAGTTAGATATAGCACTGTCCCCAAATGCTACTGTTGGAAAAATAACATGAAGAACCTTAGCGTTTTCTGATGCAGTAGGGGTTGGGTAAACCTCTAATGTATTATCATATACCAAATATGCTGGATCTGTTTTTGTCGCAAAATCCATATCGCTAGAGTCTTGTATCTTACCTCTTTTATAATTAGGCACATACCTGCAAGGCTGCTCAATATCATTAGCACCATTACCCTCAGCTCTTAAAGCGGCTAGAACCACACCTTTTTGATTAATATTTGTTAGTGTAGTTGTAGAGTTATCTAGTGTAGCAATGTCTGCACAATCTTCTAATAAACTCTTTGGTAATGTATTTATTATTTCTTTAGCACCATCAGTTAAGAATTGAGTAAGCTGTGCTTGAGTAGGAGTACTACTCCCATCTATAGCGATAGAAGCTAATGATTCTACTTGTGCTTCAAATGTTGCCATTATATCTTAACTGGCTTTCGCAAAGCTTCCATTACTGGGTCTTTTCTCTTTAAAACTCTTACTACTTTTTTCTTAGTAGTTTTTTTCTTAGTCGCCATAAAGTCTCTGTCTCATTTCTTTTGTATTTTGATCAATACTCTGTACAGACATTTCTACATCTGTTCTTTTACCCATAGTAGACATCATATACATATTAGTAGTAAACTTACTTTTAAAAGCTTTTTTACCACAATTTTTACAATAAAACCACCCTTCGTTATTAGGATGGTTACAGTGTATACATTTTTTTTTCATAAATTTTCCTTTTATAGTTTTGGGGAAGAACTTTTATTGAACTTCCCCACAGTACTATAAACTGTTATCCTTATGTATTCGGATTAGTTGTTTCCTAACTCTATGTATTCAACAATGTAACACATAGTTCCAGCTGTAAAAGCACCTGTTGATGCTACGGTTCTAAAGTGCACATCTGTATCAGCAGACCTATAAGAAGCTGCAAGTGCTCCCAATATAGCTGTACCGCCTAAAGCCGCAGTAAGAACATCATCAGTAGATGCTCCTATTCCAGCTGCAACAGATGTACCACTAGCTTCAAGACCATCAGCGTCAAGAGTACCAGTAAACTGCGTACCTCCAGCTGCTGTTCCTACACTAACGCCTACAGTTGCAGTAGCGTGAGCTAAAGCAGTGTGGACTACAGCAGTTAGTTTAGTAATAATCGAATTAGCTGGAATCGACATAGCTCCAGAATCAATATTAGCTGAACTAGCCGTAAAAGAAACTAATTTAGATTCTATCTTAATTAGACCTTTACTAGCTGGTAATGAGAAACTACCACTACTTGAGTTTAATACGTCACTCTTCATCTTAGACTCCTTCTAGGTTGTATAATGCGTGAGACTCAGCTAGAGTAACTTCTAGACCTGCTTCAGTTAAGATCATATCTTTTCTAAGATCTTCATCAGCAGACTGTACGTTAGTCATTACTTGTGTATCACGATTAATACCGTTACCAATTAAAGGTCTGTAAGCTAGTTGACTCATATCAGCCATTAGCATAAAACCAGAAGCTTGACCTCTAAACAGAGGTTCTTTAACTAGGTTTAGCTTTCCATGAATTGTGTCAATGACCATTACACTGTGACCAAAAGCACCATCTCTTTGAGACATTTCATAACGGAAAGGATTATTAGAGTGCCCCATAGAAGCATCTAAAAATTTCCCATCGCCTAACTTGTTAAAGAAAGAAATAACTGGTAATGAGCAAAGAACTAGCTTATCAGAAGCACCACCACGAGCCGGGTCGAAAATAACTTCTAAGTCACTAAGTAAATTGTCATAAGTCATTTCAGACTCTTGTACGGTTTTATGATAAGCACTTCCCGAAGAATAACTAAAGTTAGCATCTCCAGCAGTTGGAGAAACATTCTTTAGGATGTGTCCTACTAGACCTTCAGTATACTGAATACCGCCTACACGAGCTTTTTGACCGAAGAGCATAGCTCTTTCAATGTCAACTTTATGCTCACGAAGCTTTGACGCCCAGATACGACTCCACTCATCAGGGTAACCCCTATAGCGTGTAGCGTATGCTGTATTTGTCATTTCAGCAGCTGTTTTAAAGATCTGAGTGTAACCAAAACCATCTTCAATCTCACTTGACCAGACGTCTGGAGAACCAGAGCCTTCTTCAAATGAAGTACCAATGATTTGTGCATCGTCATCATCTGCTATGCTATTACTTCCTGTAACAGCAGAAACATCGATTACTTTTCCTGAGAAAACTGAATCGCTTGCGTTGTGTGTGATTGAACCGTCTACTCTTACTAATGCTTGTCCGTATCCGTTAGCATCATCAACTGTTGCTACGGAAAAAACCATTCCTTTGACTAAATATTCTACAGCCGCACCGCCAGCAGTATCTACAGTAAATGCATACGAAGAACCTGCGGCAACAGTACCAACTGCACCTTTAATCTTAAAAGAACGATCTGAAAAACTGATTTTATTTCTGTTTTCCAAGTAACGGAACACTGGGTCATCGGTAGGTGCTTTAGCGACCTTGTTTAGATAGACGAAGAATGGTGATTCTTCCGGAGTTAATTCAGCAACTCTGTCGCCAAAATTAAAAATCCGTCTTCTATCGGGTCTTTGTCCTGCACCAGTACCAGCATCAGAAGTAGTAGCTGTTATATCGCTGGACTTTAAAGATCCAGAATTATATGATATTGCCATTTATATACCTCTTAGTATGTGTTGTTATTATTATGGTAAAGCTGCTCCACTACCAGTTCCTATGATGCTATCAAAGATTTTATCCGAATCCGTTCTAGGGGATTGTGGAGCTTGTCCTTGTAAGACACCAGCAGTTCTGGGTGCTTGTTTAGCTGCGTTTACCGCTTCCATTGTATCGTTATTAGCAACAGAATTACCGTTTTGCATCTGCCAGAGCTTTACTAAGTTATTTAAACCTACTTGCTCTTTTGGTTTAGTAGTGAACTGCATAAAATCTTGAATGTCATTATCTGACATCTTATAATTTCTGCGTAACTCACCAACTGTATTTTGCAGTTGCATTTCAGCCTGCATCTGTTGCTGTTGCTGGGCTAACCTTTCAGATACTAACTGATCAACCTTACTTGTGATCTTTTGATCAACAAATTTACCTGATTCAGAAGTTTCATTTGTAAAGGCATCCCAAGGATTAAAGTCATCTACTGCGGGAGCTACTTCTTGAGTGCTCTGGTTTTGACCCTGTGGATTAGCTATACCGTCTTCAAGAGTTCTTACAAGATCAGGTCGCTGCTCTAGTAGCTGAAGTAATTGAGCACCTTGTTGCAGTTTAGCATTCTCGGCTTGTGACCGATCATACATAGACTGAAACTTTTTTGACTCTGCTTCAAAATCTACAGCAGGGGCTTGTTCTTGAAACTCCTGTTGGTTTGCATCTACCTCTTGTGAGATAGACTGTTCATTGACGATATCTTCCACGAATGATTCATTACCACCTTGTATTCCGCTTTCGATACTTGCTTCCTGTTGTTCTAATGTAGACATATACTCTCCTTAGATGTCTCTTAGGCTTTTGGAGTGGAACTGACTTCTCTCTGAACATCTTTCAGATTGTTTGCCAATTTCTCCACCTCGAGCTTCACCTCGTTTTCTAGTTTACTACGTGTTACCCTTCTATCTGCTTTAGATTCAGAATTGACTTCGTTAAGTCTAGATTTGAACTTCTCAACTTCAACTCTTTTTCTATCACTGACAGACTCTCTTTGGGCTGTCTGCAAGTCACCTTGCAAATTCTTTATTTGTTCTGACATAGCTTGCATTTGCTGCTGCATTAATTGCTTTTCTTCAGTCCTACGCATAATACCTTCCTTGTCAAATATTTCTGGATTCTTCTTAAGAACCTCGTAACGATCCACGATACCCATTTGAAATGCCTCAAGATATACAGCAAGTTCTGCATATTTACTAGAAGGCATAGTAGAACCTGATTCAATTCTAATATCATGTTGATCTAAAATGTGTCTATCTTTCTTTAAGTCTAAGACAGCACCACTAATATCTGTATAGAAGTTAGCCATAACTTCAGTAATATTATTATTAGGTTGTGCTAATCTAAAAATCTTTTTATAGGTGTAATGACCCTTTGATAAATTATAAAGAACTTTACCAAGTTTGTTAATACTAAATTCAACATCTCTCAATTTAGATTTAGGTCTTTCACTTCCTAAAGCAATCATTCTTTCTGTTGCTTTATGTGTCTCTGGAGCTTTATCTGCAAAGCCATGCATCATCTCTGGTAATCCAAAAATAAAATCTATATAAAATTCTGACTGCTGTATCAATCTATAAAACTCACCAGCTAATGGTTGTGGAGATGGATAATGTGGTTCACCTTGTGATGAATCAACTTCGATTACTGCATTTGGATTAGCCCAGTCTTTTTCTAATTGGTCAATATCATCTACACTACCTAATGGTACTAATAACTTAAGTCCCGCTGACGCTTGGGCATGTGAAAGGGCTAAAGACCATAATTTATTAAGCAATCTCTGCATTGGTCTAGCTCTAGATACATCGCTCTTGGGGTAAGGAGTACCTGTCCAGATATTTGGTAGCGGGACTATAGGATATTCATCTGTATTTAAAACTTG